GATAAACTTCATTCATAAGTCTCATCGCTGGTCGGTCATGTCTGTTATCGTAGTCTCTTTCTGTGTCGACTTTTCCGAAAACTTTACATCCTCTTGATCCGTCGATATGTACCACAATAGCAACCGTGTAATCAGCATGCCACTCATCATTCCGACCGCGATAGCGCTCAGAATCCGCCCCAATGTATATTGAAGTAGAGTTGCTGGTTCCACGAATGAACTCCTTCACTTCTTCGATATCAAACTTTCTCACGGTATTACTTCTTTCTGTTATTACGTGCTCTACGCTTCTTTGATCCAATCTTCCGACGACCCTTACGTGGCCGATTTTTTCTTGCCCACATTTTTCATATCCTTTCTGTTATTTGTTCTACCAGCTTTATATCCTTCTGGACATATTTCTGTAAAAACATCTTTTTCACCGTTTGTAAACCATTTTTTCTTTTTTAAAGATTCTCTCATTTTTATACGACCTATTATCATAGCTTCAGTAGGATTATTGCCTAGATATTTCGCTTTTTTTGAAAGCTTATCTCTAACTTCAGGTCTTTTTGAAGTGTTAATATCCCCTGTGTTTTTACCTCTACGATACTCTGACATCGCTTTTTTATGTAATTCGGTTCTGATCCAAGTACCAGATCTACCTTTCATATTTTGTTTAGTAGATTCAGATTTTGGTATACCTTTAAACATTTCTGAATTTTTATTAGCTATAAATTTTCTAACAATAGAATAACTTTTAGCTGTATATCTTTCTTGTCCTCTACTTTTACTAAAGGACATTTTTATCAATGCATTTATCATCTTATGTTTATCTTTACCAATAACCATTTTACAAAGTAAAATATGACAAATAAAATGTTCTTTTGCAGTCAATAAAACTTCTTCAATACCACCCATTGATTTTGGTATAATATGATGCGACTCATAGTATATACCATTTTTCTTTTTACGCAGTTGTAATTTTGCATTATTGATTATTGAATAATACCAATTGGTATACTTGTTTTCTATAAACATAGACACTTCTCCTTGGTTCTCTATGTTTATTTATAGAAATCCGATTCTTATGTGCCCATGCCATATTTTACTCCTCTTTATCTTTATGATCATTTGGTTGATCAAGTTTAAATTTAGTCTTATGTGCTCCAAAGGGACACTTTGTACCGTCTATATATTTTCCCTGAAAATAATGCTTTTGCCATGCATCTTTCTGATCTACCGGTTGATTATTTGCATCGGTAATAAATTTAATAAAGTCGACTCTAGATCGATGAAACGCTTCCATATGTTCTTTAAACGGTAAATTTGCTTCGATCGGTAGTATTTCAAATTTAAATGACTCGATCAAGTTTCTATTAATTGGAAAGAAAAAACAGAAGGGATCATTTTTAGTAAAAGAAATTATTTTATTTGGTTCTGTAATCTTCCAGTTCATAGTAAACGTATAGGGTGCCCAATTAGATTCAAATATTCCAGTTATCGGCTGTATTCCAGGAACAAAAAAGTTTGGACTTCCAGTTATATAGAGATTATAATCGCTTGGTGTCTCTAGTACATGCATGATATGCATAGTAATTATGCCACTACCAAAGACACTACTAACGACAGAACTACCAGAATGTATGGTTATATCTCTTACATCGTTTTCACCATTCCAAGTAAATGATATATCTTCGTTAGAGAAGATTTCCCAACCGTGCATATTAGCCATAGAAAGAGGAAGGCATCGATAGGCAAACTGATTGTTTGTATTATCCATCCATTCGCGTTCTCTTCTTGCCGGCAAGATTCTGACACGATTTTCATTTTCTTTAATCATATATGCTGTAATCTTTGGAACTTGATTCAAAACATTATCCTCAAAATGTAATAATACCAATTCTTAAATCACTACAGATCGGTTGACCGTAAAAGTCTCGCTTGTCAGCGAAGAAACCACTCTTATGCGAATAAGAAGAGGAAGGATTGCCAATAGTCTCTTGACAAAAAGATTGATCTCTAAAATATCCTGACTGGTATGGTGTAACAAAATCAGTCGAAGCACAACCAGTTAGAAAAAAGAAAATAGGAAGGATGTATCTCACTTTGCTTCTTCCATCACTACGAGTTCATCATCAACAAATACTTTCTTATTTCTAGGAATAGTAAGTGTCTCACATTCAACGACTTCACCATTCTGAAAAATATTAGTGACGATCATTCTTCCACGAAATCTACCTTCATGGTCGTTTTCATCGATGAGCTCTACAATATCGTTTATCTTCATAGTATTTCCTCGAATTTGGTGCCCACGGTCGGACTCGAACCGACAAGCCGAAGCGGCGGATTTTAAGTCCACTGCGTTTACCAATTTCACCACGTGGGCTATATTTGTATAATACCCTATTGCTTACCGAATGTCAAGTGCTTTTTGTGAATTCTGCACATCAACCAAGAATTATACCAATCATTAGACTCTAGTACTCTGTTTTCGAACTGAAGTCTAGCTTCATGATAGGCGAAGTCTCCCTTAGACTTGCAGAGAATCAATATCTCTCTTTTGAAGTGTTCTTTTCCAAACTTCTCAACATCTTCGAGTAGTTCTTTGTTCGAACCATAATATTGATGCCAATTTGATTCGACTTTACTTCTTTTCTTCTTACCTTTAACTTGCCTAGTTTTGGTAAAGTAAAAGTTCTTCTTCCCGATATACTTGCGATTGTTGATGTTGTTCGTAATGATATAGACATAACCGATCATTCCTTCAGGAATAGTATCAAACACTTCATTATTATATAGCCACATGCCGAAAGTCTCCTTTCGACTATTTATTCACATCTTAATCAATTGTGAATAAAATTGTTTGGCAGTATTTTCCCATGAATAATTTTGAGCTATAGATACACAATATTCTGAATTACAATATTTCGCATTATATACTGCAACATTTAAGTTTTCATTCATCGAACCTGTCTTTCCTTCCTCTAGAATATCTATCGGACCAGTAACAGGATATGATATGACTGGTAGACCAGAAGCAAGCGCTTCTAATATAACAATTCCAAATGTATCAGATTTACTAGGAAATACAAAATAATCAGCCATTGCATATGCATGAGCTAGATCATTACCTAATTTTTTTCCATAAAAGCTAACGAATGGATATTTTTTCTTTAATCTTTCTAGAATAGGTCCATCGCCGATTACTATTTTCTCGCCATTTATATCTAGATCTAAAAATGCTTCTATATTTTTTTCTTTTGATACTCTTCCAACATATAGATATTTTTTAATTTTATTTTTTGGTCTCAAGATAGGCTTGAATAATTTAGTATCAACTCCTCTAGTCCAACTAATTATATTACTAAAGCCTCTATTAGTCAAATCATTTGCTAGAGATTTAGTAGCAACAAATACTCCATTTCCTGAATTATGAAACCTTTTGAACCACCAAAACGTCATAAACGAAGGTATACCAAACTGAGCATTTATAAACTCTGGAAATTTCGTATGATAGCTAGTAGTAAATTTCTTTTTATTCTTCACACACCATTTTCTAAATGCATTACCTATAGGTCCTTCAGTAGCTATATGAATGTATTCTGGTGAATGATTTTCAATAATATCTCTAACTTGTTTCTGTGAAGGAAAAGAAATTCTTATTTCTTTATAGAATGGCAAAGCAAAACTATATTTAAAAGATTGGTGAGATATAACTTCGACGTCAAAATTATTATCAGATGACATTTCAATCATATTATTCAGCGTATTTACTACACCATTAATCTGAGGATGCCATGCATCTGTAATCAATAACAGTTTGTTCATTTAATTATCTCGAACTTTCCATTATAATGTTCAACTATTGCAGTACAACTCTCTACCCAGTCGCCGCAGTTAAGATATCTAACACCATTTATCATAGTATCATTGCAATGATGAATGTGACCACATATTATACCATCAAAGTTTTTCTGTTTTGCATAACCTGATAGATTATTCTCGTAGTCAGAAATAAATTTTACAGCTTCTTTGACTTTGTATTTTAAATATGCGCTTAGACTCCAATATGGTAGTCCAAACATAGCTCTAATACGATTAAAAACAACATTGATTGCTATAGAAAAATCATATGCCCAAGAACCTAGAAATGCTAACCATTTCATCTTGTCGATAACAATATCAAATTGGTCGCCATGCGTGACAAAATAAATTTTATTATCTACACCAATATGAACTGCATTCATTTGAATAGAGATATTACCTAAATGAATATCACAAAAATTTCTAACAAATTCATCATGATTGCCAGGAACATATATTATTTCTGTTCCTTTACGACTTTTTCTCAAGAGTTTTTGAATAACATCATTGTGTTCTTGTGGCCAATAACGAATATGATTTAGAGCCCATATGTCTATAATATCACCAACCAAATATAATTTTTCACATTCAAAACTTTTTATAAAATCAAGAAATTTATCTGGTTGCGACATCTTTGTTCCAAGATGTATATCCGAAACAAAAACAGATCGGTATCTTTTCATATTTGTTCTCGATGTTGGAATTTCTTCCAACTATTTATTAGCAT